TAGTTGAGAAATGAGCAGTATTCGTCTAGAGTGTCACCCATAGAAACAAAACAACAACAACGAGGCGATACAAAAATGAACAAGCAAACAATCACTGGAACTATTACAAGCGTTAAGCGTTTAAACAATAGCGAAAACGGGAACCCAAATTATTCTATAACGATAGAATCAGATAACGGCGTAGCGATACCAGTTACTACGATTAATGACTACGGCGTTAATTACAAGATTCACGGCGGCTTAGAAGGTACGCAATTGGCTCTGACAGTTAAAGTGAACAAGTACAGCAACAAACTAATTGAGGTGGCATAAAATGAACACAGCACTACAATTATTCTCAGTACTGGTCTTAATGGTAGTATCAGCAGGCGCAACCGTACTAGCTTTACACGCTGTCTTGCACGGCTTAATCTAAAAAATTGGAGTAATTAAAATGAAAACAGTAGAACAATATAGGTTCGAAAATGGTTCGCTTTACGAATATGACGAGGATTCTAATGCATATATACACTGCTATAAAAATGCTTTTTGTAACACTAAAGCAAAAGCAATAAGAGCGTACGAAGAAATACAAGAAGAATTTTTTACTAACGACCAGTGGAGTAATTAAAAATGAGCAATAAAACAATAGAACAACTTCAAGCAGACGTTCGCGACCATTTAGCAGACAAATGGGACGAGCTAACCATATATGAGCGCGCGGAATACATTAGCGGCGTTAAGGAGTGGGGAGTTTTTCACGATAGTGTTTTCAATTACGATTTTTATATAATCGGCACTTGGAAAGCCACTGAATGGCTAGGGAGCTGTGTGTTTGAAGTCGTAGAGATTATACGTGAATTTGAGGAAGACACTTGCGGCGTTGTCACTACTGACTTTAGCAGTCCAGAGGCTGTGGTGAATATGTATTGCTATATTGAGGGCCAACAAGCTGTATACGAGCTTGCCGAGCGTTACGAATCGGAGGCTGCATAGAATGACTACAATAAACGAACAAAAACGAGGCAATACAATATGATTCCATTTCCTAATAAAAAATACAACGTTATATATGCAGACCCGCCGTGGCATTATGGTAGTAAGTCAAGAGTAAATAATTCTACGGGCCGTAAAAGCGTACCCTTGAGCGAACATTATCAAACAATGTCTTTACAACAAATCAAAGATTTACCAGTAAAAGACATAACTGAAAATGACGCTGTGTGCTTTATGTGGGTGACGGACTCGCACCTGGACGAAGCATTAGAAGTATATAAAGCGTGGGGTTTTAAATACAAAACGATTGCTTTCAACTGGGTTAAAACTACCTCACGCGGCAATTACTGTAAAAATGTTGCGCCGTGGACAATGAAAAGTAGTGAGATTTGCTTACTTGGTGTCAAGGGTGCTATGTCGAAGTACAAAAAAGCCAATAACATTGAGTCCCTTGTGATAGCGGAGCGAACGAAGCATAGTAAGAAACCACAGGAAGTAAAAAATAGAATAGAGCTACTCTTTGGAGATTTACCAAAAATAGAGCTATTTGCAAGGCAAGAAATAGACGGGTGGGACGTTTGGGGTAATGAGGTATAATAACTAAGGCATATATTGAGGTGGCATAATGAGCAATAAAATCAGAAACGACTACGTTCACAGCAACGAACCACAGCCCGAAACATGGGCTGAAGCAATACTGGCTGGCCTTGCGTTTATGGGCTGTATTTTCTTAACTTGTACTTATATTTATATTTTAGGGGGTTTATAATGACTACAATAAACGAACAAATGCGCTCTATGTTTTTAGATTACTTTAATAACTACTTAACGGTAGCTAAATTTGCGGAGCATAACGAGATAAGCGAAGCGGTAGCGCTCACTATCATTACTGCTGGCAAAGAGTATCACGAACAATATGTGAAGACGCATACGGGTATAGGGGGCGCGTAAGAGAATGAATATCACAGTGAAGATTGCAACAAACTACGGCCGAGAGTACATTTATCCAGTGTGCCCTCAGGCTAAGCTATTCACACGCTTAACAGGCCATAAGACGTTGACTAGGGACGCCATAGACCTAATCAAACAAATGGGTTACACGGTCTCTCAGGAGGTCTCAGAGCTATGAATGTATTAAGTTTATTTGACGGTATGTCATGCGGTCGCATTGCTTTAGAACGTGCGGGTATTCAAGTAGATAATTACTACGCTAGCGAAGTAGATAAATATGCAATCACTATTGCTAAGAAGAATTACCCAGACACAAAACACATAGGTGACGTCACGCAAGTTAGTGCTGCTGACTTGCCTAAGATTGATTTACTAATTGGTGGCTCACCCTGTCAGGGCTTTTCATTCGCTGGTAAGCAGTTAAACTTTGATGACCCACGCAGTAAACTGTTCTTTCAGTTTGTGCGGATACTAAGAGAAACCATGCCAACATACTATTTGCTTGAAAATGTGCGTATGAAAAAGGAGTTCCAGGATATTATTAGCGAATGCTTAGGCGTTGAACCTATCAAGATTAATAGTAGCTTAGTGTCTGCACATAATCGTGTGCGTCTATATTGGACTAATATTCCTAATGTTACACAGCCTGATGATAAAGGGATTGTATTAAAGGATATTATAGAATCAGGTCATGTAGATAGGGATAAATCACATTGTATTGACGCTAATTACTTTAAAGGCGGTAATTTAAAATCGTATTTTGAAAAGCATAGAAGGCAGTTAGTTTTTAGTGACGATGGTTTAACTTATCGTAAACTAACGCCAATAGAGTGTGAACGCTTACAGACAGTTCCAGAAGGATATACGGAAGGCGTTAGCAACACGCAGCGTTATAAGATGCTAGGGAATGGTTGGACTGTGGACGTTATTAGTCATATATTAAAGAATATAAAATGATGGAGGTAATTTAATGAATGATAATGCCTATAAAAATATGGCCTTGATGCTGGCTAACTGGGCCTTAGACTTTGGTAAAAGTAAGCAAGATGCCCTTGATTATATGGATAGGATTCTTGTACTTGACGAGCTAACACGTGCTATAATGGTACAGACTATTAACGAAAATATAGACAAAGTGAGGTCTAATAATGAGTAAAGTGACAGAGGAAGACTTAAAGCAGTCACAGATTGCCGCAGATTATGCAATCTACTGTGCCATGCAGCAGATGCTGGTGCACCCAACAAGCGAGGCGCAACAAAGATTAGAGCGTGAATATGGTATTGCTAACGCTGAGGCGGAGTTAGTTTTACAGGCTCAACAATGGGTGCAAAGTTACTAATGCGCTGTATTGCGTGTGACGTATTGCTTACGGACTATGAAAGTACCCGTAAGTATGGTGTAGGGCATGAGAATGAAGGTGGTTTCATTGATTTGTGCACTGTGTGCTTTGTATCGGTTAACGATATTGAGCCGTTACATACTGATATGATGGTAGATAGTACGATATATAATGAGAGTGAGATTGAAAATTAGATTTTATTTTAGCAGTTTTTTCGGCTAAAGTATACGGCAAACAAGCCCCCCAAACTTAACAAGGGAGAAAAGATGGAATATAAAGACGTAAAAAACCAACAGCACTACACAAAACAGGCTGTTCAACCTATCGAGTATATGGAATTAACGATGTCTAGTGAGCAATACGAGGGTTACTTGTTAGGCAATGTGATTAAGTACGTATCACGCTATCGGCATAAAAACGGCCTGGAGGATTTAAGGAAGGCTGAGGTGTATATGGGGTGGCTCGTTGACCATGTTTCGGACAATCAAAACACAGTGGACGCATTAAAAAATGACTAAAGAAAAACGTAACTACGGCGACCAACATAAGTTTTGGTGCGATGTAGAGATGCAGAACGGCCATGTTGTATCCTTCGAGGACGATAAGTTTAAGAATAAGACGTTGGCTTTAAATCATGCAGTTGCACAGATGGAACCGTTAGGCGATAATTGGATTATTACTACGTACCGTTGCCAGCAACCTAGTGTTGTTAGGATTGCTAAAGGCGGTGAATTATATATCTACGACCCAGTAGGAGATACATACAATGGCACAAGATGATTTTGGAACCGAGTTTGAAGCACTAGACCAGAAGGCCAAAGATGATTATCAGTTACATTGGTGCTTGGCTGAAGCTGAGGAATATATTTCTCGGCATGGCATTGAGAAATTCTTACACGAATTAAGAGTGAGGTTAGAACAATGAGCAGAGAACCAAGTGATTTATGGCAAGACGAATATCAATCTAAATTCTATACGGACGATGAGGAATCGCATATGCTAGACCTAGTTGAAGATATGATAGAAGATGATTTTCAGGACGTTTTGTTTAACGCCACACAGGTTAATGACGGGTACAAGGAACGCTCTCAAGACCTCAAGGACATACTAAAACAGATACACCATAACAGTGGTGATATGAAAAACTACGCGGCACTGGGTGAGTACCTGTATCTACTGGCGTATGATTATGCCGATGATAGTGTTACGGAAACCTTTACGCGGTTTGAATAAAAAGATGAATAAGAAAAAACATCAGACCAAAGGTGCTTGCGCCTATAAGACTACATGCCATAATTGTGGTAGTGGGGACGGTAATCAGGTTTACGTGCAGGAGGACGGTTCCTTTGACGCGTGGTGCTATGCCTGTGAAACCTATGACCCCATGAATGATGGTGGTAATGTAGTACCGATTAAGCAAATTAAGGACAGCAGAATGAAGATGGAAGACGTTAATAAACTGCCTACCCTAGCGATTAAAGACCGTGGTCTACGCAAGGATATTGTAGAGAAGTTTGGCGTTAAAGTAGCAGTGAGTGAAGTGGACGGAGAGACAATCACGCACCACTACTATCCAGACCACCGTAATGGTGAGCTGATAGGCTATGAGGCCAGAGAGTGTGAAACCAAATCCTTTACGGCAGTTGGTGATAGGAAGGGTGATTTTGATTTATGGAATCAACACAATGCGGTTAAGGGTAAGAAGTTATTTATAACTGAGGGTCGCTTGGACGCTATGTCATTACATCAGGCCATAGTGGACAACATGCCCAAGAAATACCTGTCCAAAGAGCCAGCCATTGTATCTCTTACACGCGGTGCTAGTTCTGCGGTCAAGGATATTGTAGCTAACCGTGAGTTCATAGAAGGATTCGATGAGGTTATCCTATGCTTTGACTCGGACGATGCAGGTAAACGTGCGGTAAAGGAAGTACTACGCACATTCCCTAGATTTAAGGTGGCTAAGTTATCCGAG